AAATAGATTATGTTTACACCAGAAGACTTTCAGTTATCGCTAGAGTCACAATTAAAGCTTAGAGTAATTCGAGATGAAGTCGATCAATGTAAAGATGTAGCTGAGTTGCAAGAGCAATTAAAAGCTGCAACAGAATTAATGATGAAATACCAAACAATTCTGAATCGCCTTCTTCAGGAAAAGATTACTGAGAATCTTTCAATGATTACTGATAAAATAGAAAAAGATCTGTAAGCCATAGCGATGCCAAACATAGGTGAGGGGAAAACAAAAAATGGCCGATCTTATGTGTATTTAAATCCACAAGTAGACGGGCAGTACAGCAGCACAGGCGTATGGCGGTTAACGAATCAGGATCTGTCTACAGGGGTTGATTCTTCTGATCTTATTCAATCAGCTATGGTTGCAAGCGGCTCTCCAAGTATTGCGGCGGGACAACCTGTTTATATCGATACCTCCGGTAATGCTCGTTTAGCAGATGCTTCATCATTGACTACAGCTCGCGTTGCAGGTCTTGCAACAACTGCAGCAAGTGCAGGTGCTTTTGTTTCTTTTACAAGAAACCAAAGTGTGAGTATAGCCAATGTTAATTCACTGGTAGATAATGTTAGCAATGGATTACTTGAGTCAGGTAAGTATTATTGGTTAAGTGTCAATGCAGGCAAGCTGACTCGTACACCTGATACATCAACTACAGGAGCTGTACTTGTGCAAGTTGGACTTGCACTTTCTTCTAATGAGTTCCAGATTGAAATCCAAGCTCCTGTGGTAATTTGACATGGCTGATCGTAAACTTACAGTATTAAATCCCAATGGATATCAAGAGATCTTGCAATCAGCAGATCGATTGGTTATAGATTCTTCAGCTTTACTTGCAGCAACACAGTTATCTGGAAGTCTTACTGGAACTTCAGCAAGTTTTTCTGGAAATATTACGATCAATGGCACTCCATCAGCGAATACTGATGCAGCAACAGTTCAGTTTGTAAATACAGTTGCTGCAGGCATTACCTTGACGGCAAGCGCTCCTATAAGTATCAATAGCCAAGATATACAAATTGCTGCTGCGACTGATAGCACAACAGGTGCAGTCAGATTTGCGACAAATGCAGAGTGTATTGCAGGAACATCTGTCAGTGCATCAGTTAAACCAGACCAACTTGCTTTTGTTCTTGATGATTTAACAATCAATGGGACAACACCTATTACTGTCACAGAGTCTCCAGCAAATACATTTACTGTAGATGTCAATGCAGGAACTACAGCAGATGCTGGTGTGGTTCGTTTTGCTACCACCTCAGAAGCTGCTGCGGGAACAGTAACAGCTGCGGTGATGACACCAAAGAACGTCGCTGATGCAATTGCTGCTATTCCAAATTCAACATCTAGTTTGAGAGGTCTTGCACGTCTTGCTACAGGCACTGAAGCAACAACCGGTACAGCATCAGATGTCGCTGTTACCCCAGCGCAGTTGACAGAAAAAGTAGATACTGTTGATGTAACTGCTTCTACACCTTTATCTGTTAGTCAATCAGGTCGTGTATTTAGTTTATCTGGATCGAATGCATCGACTACAGATTCTGGATTTATACGTATTGCCACCTCTGCTGAATTAACTGCAGGTACAGCAACAAACGTAGCAATTACTCCAGCTTTGCTTGAAACCCGTTTAGGTGGAATGGCAATTGTCGATGCTTCAACAAACGACAAAGGACTTATTGAGATCGCAACTAATGCAGAAGTATTAGCTGGTACAGCAACACTTCTTGCTGTTACTCCTGCTTCATTACGTGCTGCGCTTGATGATGCTAGTTATTTGCTTGATGGCGGTTCATATTGATTATAATAGTCATAGGATTTTTCCTCAATAATATAGGTTCTTACCATGAAGATCCAACTAAAGCGTAGTAACGTACTAACGTCTGGTGCTGCAAAACAACCTACAGCAGCGCAGCTTGAGTACGGTGAATTAGCAGTTAACTATAACAATAGTGACCCTGCAATCTTCATGAAAGATAGCAATAATAATATTATTCGAATAAGTGGTGTAGGCAATGTTTCTGATGATGGTTTAACTAACGTACCAGACGGCACCAATCCTCCTGCTAACCCTGAAGCAGGGAATCTTTGGTATAACTCAGATCAAGGTCGTTTATATATTTATTTTCAAGATACTGATTCTGCACAATGGGTAGACGCAAGTCCCGATAGCTGGGACCCATCCAGTTACCCAGATGTGACAAATGCAAATGCACAATCAGGAACATTAGACGATCGATATGTACTTGCAAATGCAGCAGGTAGCGGTGCTGTAGGTGGAGGAACTGATGAGGTTGTAATGGAATTTGATCAAACAGTTACCACTGATTACACAATTACTAGTGGTAAAAACGCTTTAACTGTAGGACCTCTTGGTATCAACACAGGGGTCACATTAACTGTGCCAACTGGCTCCAACCTCGTTGTTCTTTAATACTGCATAGAGACTATTATGGCTATTTCAATTTCTGGAACAACTGGTATATCAGGTGTTGACGGATCATCATCTGCACCTGCACTGCGAGGAAGTGATGCAGATACCGGAATTTCTTTTGGATCAAATACCGCAGCAATCACTACTGATGGAGTTCAACGTATTCATATAGATAACAACGGTAAAGTAATCCTAGCGTCTAATACAGATATTAACGGTAACATGGGATTTACTGGAAACATGGGTGTTACTGGTGACATAGGTGTTACTGGAGATTTGGATCTAAATGGGGGATATGTTTCTAACATTGTTACTATGTCTGCTAATGATATAGACTGCAGTTTAGGTAATTATTTTATTAAGACACTAAATGGAAGCGCTACATTTACTTTTAGCAATGTACCAACAAACAGATCGTTTGCATTAGTTATTGAGATTATGCACACTAGTGGAACAATAACTTGGCCTGCATCCGTTAAGTTCCCTGGCAATACAGCACCAACATTGACTACTGGCAAAGCACACTTATTTGTATTTGTGACAGACGATGGTGGCAGCTGCTTCCGTGGCGCAGCTCTTGCTGATTACAACTATTGAGGAAGGAGCCAAATAATGGATCCTACAAGTTCTAAATTAATTCTCGCCTCAGCTGGCTCAGCTTCACAAGGAGAAGAATATATTGGCACTTATAATTTTCACAATCCGCAAGATTACACAACTTATACCTGGCAAGTGCCTGTAGATGTTTTTTATATTCAAGCATTCTGCTTAGGTTCTGGCGCTCTCCCAGATGGTTATGTTAATAGTTTTCAAGGTGGTGATGGTGGAGGAGGCGGAGCTTCTATAGCTGTTATTCCAGTAACAGCTGGTGAAACGCTTAAAATAGGTGTTGGTCAGGTAAACAATAACGGTTCCTCCAGTAAGTCATTCGGCGGTGCTGGTGGTGGATTTTCTGGCATATTTCGTGGGAGTACTCCATTAATAATTGCTGGTGGCGGTGGCGGAGGTCAGGTTAATGGGACCGCATCTGGAGGCGCTGGTGGTGGAATTAATGGTCAAATGAGTTCAGATGGTTATGCCGGTGGCGGTCAATCTCCCGGTAGTAATAATAGTGGTTACTTATCTTCTGGAACTGGTGGTGGTGGTGGATACTATGGAGGTGGCGGAAATCAGTGGTATCACGCTTCTGGTGGTGGTTCTGGTTACATAAATGCTGCTGGTAATATCCATGCTCAAACAGCAGCAGGTAGTGGTCGAATAATTCCTAGTCTCGCTTCAGGCAACACTGATTATCAACAGGCCCCAAGTACATCACCAAACGGCTTGGCTCATGGTTACGGTGGAATTGGTAATAATTCAAATAATTATCAGTATGGAACTGGCCTAGTAATTATCCATACACTTGGATCTGGTTACAGCCCAGCCTACTCTCCATCTATTCCTTTTCCTAGGACTGTTCTTGCAACGTATTGATTATTATGTTTATTCAAATTGAGGCTGGTAATCCAGTTGGTCTTCCTATTAACGAACATCAGTTTCGTGCGCTATTTCCAAATGTTTCCTTTCAGAAACCCATAGCTTCAGATGATGTAGTTAGTCGTGGGTATGCGTTCTTCCAGGATTCACCCTCACCTGAGCCTGGTCGCTATGAGATTGTCGAAGAATCTTCACCAGTTCAAGTCAATAGTGATCTGTGGCAAAAAGGATGGTCAACACGTTCAATGACCGATTCAGAGGTTGCCTCTACTGATGCGTATCAAGCGGATGTTTCGCGGCTTCAAAGAAATGCCAGATTAATACAATCCGATTGGACACAATTTAATGACAGCCCTTTGTCTGACGATGATAAGAATGCTTGGGCTAAATACCGATCAGATCTGAGAAATGTGCCTGAACAATCTGGTTTCCCTTGGAATATTGTTTGGCCTGAATTGCCGGTATAATTATATTTAGGAATACATTGTATTATTACTGCAATGTTAATAGAGCCTTTAATCTTTAATTTTTAATCATGGCTTTTGGAACAGTAAAGGTAGATACTCTTATTACGAGTACAAAAACCTTAACGATTGACGATTTAACCCAAGCAGCAGACATCCCTGTATCACTAGCAACTTGGATAACTGTTGACCACACAAACAACAACCTTGTACTTGACGCAAACAAACGCTATCTGGTAGATAGTAGCGCTGCTTCTTTTACATTAACGCTTCCTGCCTCTCCTTCAGCAGGGCAATTTGTTGAATTAGGAGATCAAGAAGGTTGTTTCGCAACTTACCCTGTCACGATAAATCGAAATGGTTCAAGTATCGTTGGTGCAGCTGCTGATCTAGTTCTCAATGTTAACAACGCCGTTGTTAAACTGATTTTTAGTGGTCATGCTGCGACTGGCTGGCTCGTCAAATAAAAAAATAGGATTTATTAATCATGACTAATCTTTCAACTCTTCCAGGTTTTGGCGCTGCTAGCTCAGGTGGCGGAGGCGGCGGCGGCGGCGGTGGAGGTGGTGGCAGTAGTACTCCAGTAATCGCAACACAGGTTGATACTAAAACGTTGACTTGTGGAGCCGATACAAGGATGGCCTATGGATATACTTCTGGTCATTTTCCTGGTAAATGCCCAAATGTGCCCACAGCACAAATGCTGAAGGCTCGCAACACTTTTGGGTATTGGGCTCAATGGATGGACTCAACTAATACTCATACTGGATTCACAATTAGCTCATATAGCATTAACAGATCAACAGGTGCTATTAGTCAACTGCAGAGTGGTCATCAAGATCTCTGGACAAACACTACCGCTGCTGCCATGAGTACCACTTACTTGATCTATGACCCTATGCATGGTTGTTTCTTTAGTGGAGGAAATAATGCTTATCCAGGTGCAGGTGGTCATTCGTTTGGTTATACAGCAGGGCAGTTATTAGAAAGCGGGGCTGTAAGCGGTGCCTCAAATCTAGTAAGTGGCGCAGACCATGTGACAAACGGTACTTTTTGTGGCTGCTTACCCCAAGGTGGGGGATTTAACTATTTCCGTAGTGTTGGGTATTTCGGAGGTGGGTCCAGTATGGCAGGGGGTCGCACAAATTATGGTGCATCCACTGGTATATCAATTGGAGCATGGAGTGATGATAGTAACTGGACATCATCAACTGCCGCATGGAGTCATATCTATCAGCCTGATTTCCCTACTGCTTCTAGTGGTCAAGTAACATCCTGTAATGGAACGTCACTAACAGGTACTGGTAATTATGGTTATATCACTTTAAGCGGGTCTTCAAAAACAAACAGCGTCCTTCAAAATGGCTCCGGTAAGGGCTGTTTGTTTTCAGGATACAACGGGGCAAATTTTTTCCAGCAACAAAATAGGTTCGGCACTTTGGGTGTAAATAGTAATTCAATAACAAGCCTCGTAGACGGTGACCGTGATCTTGGAACTCATACAGATACGAGCTCTTACGTTCAAGATATTGTAGGGATAGGAAATAACCGATTCCTTTTCTTCAACACTAATTTTGAAGAAGGTTCGACAGTTGATATGATTGATGTTGACTCCAGCAACAATCCTCGTCACATTCAACGATTTACGTTTGGTGGAGGATCAGGCGTTTCTGTTCTAGATCCTTCAATGCCATATAGTAATTACTTTGTTGTTTTTGAAAATAATACTGATACTTATCCAAAATATATTGTTAGAGGCCAGACTGGTAATGGTCACAAGTCTGTAGTTACAACATACGAAATTACTGCTGATCTTACTACCTATAACCCTTAATTACCTTTTTTCAATTTTCACTGAGAGGACCCTATGACTATTGATGAGCTTCGCGCCGAAAGAAACAATCGCTTATCTGCTTGCGATCATTATTTCCTTGCTGACCTCTCTCCACTTATTAATGAAGGAGAGCGTGCCACTATGGAATTATACCGTCAACAACTTCGTGATCTTCCAGCAGCTTATGTAGATCTCGATGAGATTACAGAAGTTGAATGGCCTGCTATACCTCCAATTAATTACAATACTTGAAAAAGTATTAATGTAATCAGTGGTTTGCAGTCGTTAAAATATAACTATATTAGTGTGTATAGTAATGGCTGCTATTAATTTTCCAACTGCAACATCTAATGGTCAGACATTCGAAGCAGATACTGGTGTAATTTATACATATATCGGAACCCCACCTAACGGTTTTTGGTCAGGCACGTTTGCTACAACTGGCTTGACGACTTTAGATAATAGATATATCGCTAAAAATGATGGCAATACTGTCCAGACAATTCTGACACAAGGTCTAAAGTTCAATAACGGTACTTCAGATACTGTTGTTATTGATGGTGTAAATGGTCAACTTAAGTTAGGCAATGCACCTGCGGGTGGAACCCTAGGTGTCAAGTTTCCTGCTACCACTAGTGGTCTTGTCGTTGAACCTGCAACAGCTACACTTAATCAATCCTATATTGATTTCAACAACTCTGCTGGAACTATTGCTGGACAAATAACTCAGAACGGTACAAATACAGTCAATTACAGTACCTCTTCTGATTATCGTTTAAAAGAAAACGTAACGGACATTACTAACGGCATAGCCCGCGTTAAGCAGCTACTGCCCAAGCGTTTTAACTTCATTGATTCGGATATTACGGTTGATGGATTCCTAGCTCATGAAGCTCAGGCTGTCGTGCCAGAAGCTGTGACTGGTGAAAAAGACGGTGAGAGGATGCAATCCATTGATCAATCTAAGCTTGTTCCAGTTTTGGCTGCAGGTCTTCAGGAATCGATTGCGAAGATTGAGGCTCTTGAACTTGATGACAAGAATAGCTTTGATAACTCAGTTGTTGTACAGCATCCTAGTTCAGTACTTAATCTGCCCTTTGTCTCGTTCTTAAATAGTGCAGGCAACAGTACTGGATGCATTGTCCAAAACAGTATTAATTCGGTTGCATACACAACTGTTTCGGATTATCGCTTACAAGAAAATACTACTGAACTTGTTGAAGCCACTGAACGTTTTAAGGGACTTGCTCCAAAGCAGTTTAATTTTGCAACTGATCCAGATTTGACGATCGATGGGTTTGTCGCCCATGAAGCTCAAGCTGTAGTCCCTGAAGCAGTTACTGGTCAAAAAGACGGCGAGAGTTTCCAGAGCATTGATCATTCGAAATTTGTGCCGTTAATTACTGGAGCACTTCAAGAATCTATTACAAGGATTGATAGTTTAGAAACCAATAAAAATAAAGTTACAGATGAGCTGGTTATTCAACAAAGTAGCAGTCTGTTAAACCAGCCATTTACATCATTCTTAAACAGTCTCGGTGGACCTGCTGGTGCAATTATTCAGAATGGAGTCAATTCTGTTACTTACGCTACCTCATCAGATTATCGCCTAAAAGAAAATGTTGTTGACTTAAGTGGTGCAATTCCTCGATTGAAACAGCTAGCTCCAAAGCGTTTTAACTTTAAGGCTGCTTCTGACGTAACAGTAGATGGCTTCATTGCTCATGAAGCTCAGGTCGTAGTTCCTGAAGCTGTGATAGGAACTCATAATGAATTAGATGGTGACGGTAATCCTGTTTATCAAGGCATTGATCAAAGTCGGATTGTCCCCTTACTTACTGCTGCGTTACAGGAAGCTATCGATCGAATTGAGACACTAGAAACAGAAGTTGCTGCTTTAAAGGGAGGCTAAAAAGTATTGACATATCAGCATTTAATCCTCACTCTAGTGGGGATTTTTTGTTAGATTAAAGCTTGATCAGTTATATTAGATGACTTGTAAAAAGTCTAAGCTTATTTCTGCTATTAACTCTTTTGCTGATGAAGATCCAAAAGTTATTGAGGACGCTGATGCAGGGACAGTTAAGTAAAGCCGCTAAACTGTACGTTGAGGAACCGCATCAACTAGCAGCTTGGAATCATTTGGAAAGCAATGTTCCAGATGAAATCTTAGATGAATTTTTTGAATTATATACCGCTGCCACAGAGTGCATGATCAATCATGCTACTGGAGATATGAAAGAGATATTTAGTGACGTAAAATAGTAATACTACGAGGTTTATCTATGACTTCAGCTGAAAGAGAAGAATTCTGGCAAGCTGTAGAAAGTGGTTCAAACCCTCTACTGTCTGTCATGCACGGATTGGTGGAAAAGTGGGGATTACCAGCAATCATCATGAGCCTTGGAGATATCGGTCGTGTCTTGTCAGAAGATGCAGTAGATGCAGAGCTCACGCCTAATCAGCGTGGATTAATTCTTGGTGCATGTGCCCAAGTCTGTGCACTCAGTGATCAGATGCATGCCGAGATGGAACACCTTGCTGCAACTGAAAATGGATGAAACTGAAATTGAGAACTGGCGTAAGATCTTAGTAGCCTTAGAAGAAGCTGACAAGACTGACAGTTTCTTTTATAAACGTGCCGTTGCTATTTTAAAAGGAGAAGATGACCCGTTAAAATAGTATTGACTAAGTAATATATGTTATGGCTAAACGTCGTATGGCTGGTCAAAAACTTAAGGATAGTTTGACGCCTAACAAGCCTCGCCGTACACCCAATCATCCGACTAAATCACATGTTGTTTTAGCCAAAGAAGGTGGCAAAGAGAAGCTCATTCGATTCGGCCAACAAGGCGTTAAAGGCGCTGGTAAGAATCCAACCAGTGCCAAAGACAAAGCACGGAAGAAGTCTTACTACGCGAGGCATAATGCACAAGATGCAAAGCCATCAAAGATGAGTGCTCGCTATTGGTCACACAAAGTTAAGTGGTGATCAATCATGAGTGCATCTCCGTTTGATATTACATCTGATTTATCAGAAGAGGATCTAGAAAATATTGTTGCCGATGAGATTGCACGGCGCAGTATTAAAAACAACCCAAACGTTGTGCCTTCTGTTGCTGGTGCTGGCGCTCTTGTCGGTAAAGATGTTGTCCATAGCACTCTCCTTAACGATCTGTACGGCGAATTTGAAAACATTCGAAATGATCCAGAACGCAAAGCGCGTCAGATGGATCAGATGGAGCGGACATATCAACAGTATTTAGATCAAGGTAATAACCCCGTTGAGTTATTCATTCCTCAAAAGGATACCTGGGCAGCCTGGCAGGATCCTGATGGTAATGATGTGGTTTGGTATGACCCCAGTGCTCCTCATGCTGCTGTGATGGCCCATGAGCTAGGTCATGTGCAGATGAATCACAGTGATGATGTGCTCTCACAATTACAGACATCAGGTCTAGGAAGAATCTCTGGTGGACTGGCCTTACCTATTGGTGCAGCCTCAGGTGCAGCAGGTGCTTATATCGGTGGTAATTACAACCGTCCACGTTTAGGTGCAGGTCTTGGTGCTGCTTTAGGAGCTCTAGGTGGATCAGGAAACTTTGCTTATGAACTAGGTGGTGCATCAGGTAGAGCTATGGAGTATTTGCCGGAAGACGTTGATAAAGAAGATGCATATGGCGATTTATTCAGAGCAGGGATGACTTATGGGATGGCACCTGTAGGAGGTCTAATAGCAGGACTGACTGCAGGTGGGCTTGTCAATGCGCGAAGGCGTATGGCA